GACTGCGGATTGCCGGATGAAGTGTTGCCGCCGTTTACAAATAATACAAATGATTCCGCGCCGATAACAGCAGCTTGTGAAACCCACGTAGTACCGTTTGAAGTAAGAATGTTACCCGTAGTACCGGAGGAAGATAGGCCGGTTCCACCGTTCGCAGCAGGCAATACCCCCGTCAGGCCACCCGTAGCCGTTAAAGTCCCGGCCACAGTGACGTTTGCTCCGGTTGCCGTCAGCGCAGTGGTGCCGCCATTTGTTTGAAGTATCAAATTGCCAGTCGTGTCGCCATTAACGACAATCGCCTGACCGCCGGTTGTTCCGGCTGTAATCGTACTCATCTTAGATCACCACCCACCTAGCGCCTGAGGAAACCGTGACCGACATGCCCGAAGGAACCGTGAGCGGGCCAATCGACATGGCGTTCTGCGTTGCCGTCACTGTATAGCTCTCAATTAGCGTGCTGTCGCTAAGGAAAAAGCTATTCGTAGCGTTCATGGTTTTGGACGACAGATTGCCCGTCAACGGGTTGAACGTATAGTTCGGGCTGCTCGTATAGACCGTAATAGCCGCGCCAGACGTCGCGTCGGCGAAGATCGGGTAGCGGGTGGCGTTCGTCGTCGTATCGTTGCTGAGCGTGGCTCCAGACGGGCCAGCGGGGACGGATACCCACGTCGTGCCATCGGACTGCAGGATGTTGCCGACAGTGCCCGGCGCCACAGTCTGCACTGCGCTGGTTCCGTTGCCAAGCAACACGCTGTTCAGCGTCAGCGACGTCGTGCCTGTGCCGCCACTGCCAACAGGAAGCGTGCCGGTGACGTTGCTTGCGAGGTCAATGAACGACCAGCTTGCGGTCGATCCGTCTGTGGTGACGAACTTACCAGCATTCCCAGTCTGACTTGGGAGGGCTGCCGAGAACGCGGTGCCGATGACGAAAGCGGTCGTGGCAAGCTGCGTTGTGTTCGTGCCAGCGGTCGCAGTCGGCGCGGTCGGCACGCCAGTCAGTGCGGGGTTGGCAGAAAGTGCGAGTGTCGTGCCTGAGCCGGTCGTGCTGTATGACGCGCCCCACGCGGTGCCAGTCGAATAAGCAATACCAACGGCCGGGAAGGTGTCAGGGCCTGTGCCTGCAATGGTGATCGAGCCCGTGCCGTTCGTGATGCTGATGCCGGTGCCAGCCGTCAGTGTCGACTTGGTCAACGTGTTGCCGGTGGTGTTCCCGATCAGAAGCTGGCCATTGGTGTACGACGTCTGGCCAGTGCCGCCCTGAGATACGCTGATCGGCGTCGTCAGGGCATTCAAGGACGTGATGTCGCTGTTCGCTCCAGAGGCAGCAGCCCCAAGAGATGCACGCGCCACAGCGGAGTTAACAGCCGTGAAGATGCCAATGCCGAGCGACGTACCGCCAAGATTGATCAGCGCGGTACCAGCCGTCGTCGCGCCTGTGCCGCCCTGTGAGACGGCGATTGGCGAACTGAGGTTGTTGGTGTCGGCCTCAACGACGTTCGTGCCGTCGCAGTACATGATCGCCGCGCCGTTCTGGACGACAGACACACCAGTGCCTGCTGCCGTCTTCACAGTCAGCGTGTAGCTGCCGGTCGTGCTGTTCCGGATCCAGTATTGCTGGATCGTATTCGGAACGATGATCTCCATGTTCGCGGTCAGGACGCCGCTGAACTGATAGGCGATGCGGTTCAGGTTCGTGCCAGCGAGCGTGTACGGGCTGGGCTGCCCGGTCAGGCTGATCGACACATAATCAAACGCAAACGTCGAACTCTGCCCATAGCCGATGGTGTAGAAGTTGCTGCCATCAGTGATGATGCGCGCGCTGTCTCCGGGGTTGAAGACCAGAGACGCCTGACCGTTGATGAGTTCGCCGCCGGAAGGCGCAATCGTAAGACCGCCAGAACCAGAGTTGCGGGCGTCGAAGAACCAGTCGTTCCCTGCGGCCGCAGCGGATGGCATCGTGAACGTGCCAGCGCCGCCGTTCCAGACGAGGACGCGCGCACGGTCAACGGAGGTGAGCGTATAGTCAGCCGACAGCAGCGTCGTTGGCGCCGACTGATTGAGCGTCGTCGTGATCGCCTTGAGGCCTGCGCCGGCCAGCGCACTCGCTGAGGCGGACGACGTGCCTGCGCCATACTGGATCGGACGCCACGTACCGTTAACGGTCGCGTTGCCCGTCAGGTAAATCTGCCATGCCTCACCGGAGGCAATCGTCTGGATCGTGTTGCCGCTGTTGTCAGCGACTGTGAACGATGACGCGCCGACGTTGAAGAACAGCGCGGTCTGGCCGACGCTCGCCTGCGTTGCATCGGGCATGCGGATCGTGAGGCTGCCAGCAGAAGGCGTGACATCCATGATGGACGCGACGACGTTGGTGTCGGTGGCAAGCTCTGTCGGCCATGTGAGCGTGGTGTTCGCCGTCAGCGCGATGGCGCGATAGCTTACGTCCGCTGGATAGATAACAGTGCCGCCAAAGGTATTCGTGAAACTGGGCAACGCTTAGTCCTCTCTACGGATGATGCCACGGTCCACGATCTGGCGAAGGTCTTCGCCATTGAGTGCCGCGACGGCACGGTCGTAGAAACCCTGCCAGATGGGAATAATTTCTTCGTTCTTCAGGAACGGCGCGGCCTCCATGAGCGATGCATAGAGCAGCGCGTTCGGCGCGTATTCCGTGAACCAGTTCGTCTGCACGTCGTCGCCCAGAAGCGGGGGAAGCTCGTAATAGATCAGCTCATATGGGAACGCAGCGGACGGCGTCGGCGCGAAGAACCAGTGCTGATAGTCGTAATCAGCGTAGAAGCGCGGCGTGCCGGTCAGCGTCTGGTTCGGCCAGTACTGGCGCATGTACTCATACGCGCGCGGGAACACCTCTTGCGTGGTGTTGTACCCAGTGCCGGTGCCGACCCGGATGCTGACAGTCTCACGCCAGCGGTCAGGCTTTTGATACGTCGCCTGCCCCACTGTCATTGTGGAGTTGACGACGGTCACCGTCCCTTGGATCTTCAGTTCGCGCGCGAGGCGGCGCTCAGCCAAGCCGACGAGGCTGGGAAGCTGGATGTAAACGGAAGGGTCTGTGGCCAACGTAGCTCCGCGCTCCAGATAGTTCCGGAGGTCGTTGAGCAGACTGGTGTACGTCATTGCGGTGGCCATAGCGGAAGCCTTACATCAATTCAGTAACGGCTGCAATCAAAGCTGCAACGGCGGCGACCGCAGCGGCAAGCTTGCCCTTGACGTTCATGAGCTTCACCAGAAGCGTGGGCTGAACTGGCAGGTTCTCGCCGACGACGCCCTTGGCGACCTTCTTCGTAATGAGCTTTTCACCTTCTTTGGCGATGAGTTTCTTCAGGTTCATGTTGATCTCCTTACGCCCAAGTGGCGTACTTCTTCGTCTTCATGCGGCGGTCATCTATCCCGTGAAGACCGCCATTGACCCTCTTGGTCAGCGCCACGATAGCAGCTTCGTTGATGCCCTTGTCGCAGATGCCCCAGAGCTTGTTGCGGTCGAAGAACCACAGAGCGCTTTCAAAGGCAAGTTCGGTGGCAACAATGTCAGGGTTGTCCATGATGTCTGGCCGGCCGATGTAATTGGCGAACGCCTGATAGTTGTCCTTGCCGGTAAGCTGAAGCGCACCCCTACCGCGAAATTTCCATCCATCGCCGCTGCCCTCAGGGCCATTGCCCATGCGATTGGCGTAGACGCGGTTGGCGATCTTCTGCGGCTGGCGCTCATAAAGGCGCGCTTCCAGATCGGTCTTGAAATACTTGCCGAAGATGGCGCGCAGGCCCTTCGCGCTGTAATTCAGGTTCTCGCTGAACGTCTTGAAGCCGCCGCTTTCATGCGCCGTTTGAGCAAAGAAATGCGAAGCCCGAGCATGCGACAGCTTATAGTAAGCCGAAGCCTTCTTGAATGTTCCCGGACCAAACGCACCATCTGCCGATACTCCGATCTTTTTCTGAAGTTCAATCAGGCTCACTTGTCCTGCCCCTTATTCCAAAGCTCAAAGAGCGTCCTGATCTTTTCCTCAGCCACACCGAGACGAACGTCCATCTTCGCGAGGATGATCGTCAGCGTAATGAACGCAAGAACAATTGGCCATAGCTGACCAATCATTTCAACGGTGGAGAGTTCTCCCATCGTTATGCCGCCGGGTTGCGCCAGTCAGGAAAGTCATCCTCATCGACCACGCCGTCGCCGTTGGCGTCATAGCGCAGGTCGTTCCGGTACTTTTCCCAAGGTGCCATGTCATCGTCATCATCGTCGTCAGTGTCGACTGGGGTGTCGACTGGGGTGTCGACTGGGGTGTCGACTGGAGCGACGACTGGCGCAACGGGCTCAGGTTCCGGCTCCGGCGCAGGCTCAGTCAGCTCCAACGGCGCTTCGGGCTTCTTGTCACGCGCATTGGCGTTGAGGCTCAAGCCACCGAGCAGGCCGACGAAGGCGCCGATAACCATGTTGAAGGCGGGGCCAACGATCTCGAATACCTTGTCGCTGTCCACGACGGTGTCAGGGACGAACAGGCCGATGACCAGAGCGGCCACGACCACAAGCACGACGCAGGCCAGCGTCACGACAGCTGTGCGGATCGTGAACTCAACGGTGTCCTCGATGCCCTCACGGTTGCTTTCAAAGCGATCCCAGAAGCTCATTATCGGTCAGCCTTATTATCTAATTTGTCCTCAATTCTGCGGAGGTGCATCATCACCTCATCGAACTTCTTGTCAATGGCGTTGAACTTTTCGTCGCCAAATCCAAGGCGCGCTTCAAGCAGCGTCAGCTTGTTGGTGAGGTTGACCCAAACGGTGATCAGGGCCCCAATGAAGCTGAGAGCCGTGATGATAAAGCCGAGTATGGTGAAGATGGTTTCAGTGGCCATTACTTCAGGTTCCGCAGCCTGTAGATGGCAGAAAGGTAGACAGCCGTCAGGGTGTCGATCAGGTTGGCGACGGCGCGGTTTCCCTTGCAGATGCCTTCGTGATTTTCTTCGATCCACAGAGCGTCAGCCTCGAAGCACTTCAGCGGGTCGGTCGGAGTTTCGGCCGGGACCGGGATGGTGCCGATCAGATCATACGCACCCTGATACGCCTCAACGAGCGGGTCGATGGCATCAATCACGCCGTTGTAAAACTTACCCAGAGCCTTGTGCTTGGCGTAGCTGCCCTCATCCTTCGCGCGCCAGTGGGCGAAGTGAGCGAGGTTGCGGGCGTAGAAGACGCGAGAGATGAGCTGCTCGATCATCAGGCGATCCGCATCACAGGGCAGATGATTGATGGAACTGCTGGGGCAATAGCGCCAATGGCAATATGCTCGATTGTCACGGCCACGTTTTCAGGGAGCCACATGACTTCAAGATATTGGCCTGCTGTAACAGTCTCAAAAAACGTCAAGCTGAACACGGCAGCGCCGCCGTCCGTTGCCTTTGGAACGGTGATGACTGTGGCTGAGTTGGCGATGTTGGTCCCATTCTTGCGGAACCATATGGTCACATCATAGTCGGAGCCGGCCGAGTTCACAAACTGGATAGACGGGCAGAACATGTACGTACCAGCCGCAGTCAATGTGACCTGAGTGCTGGAAGCGACACTGACGCCGGTGCCCGTCAAATCAGTGTTGAACGTGACGGCGGTGGCTGCAGCGACGTTACCCGTCTGATCTTGCGTGCTTGACGGCTGCGCATAAGCCCGGCCAGCAAGGTCCGCGAATGGGATCGTGGCGCTGGCCGTCATCGCTGACGTGCCGTTGCCCTTGACGTAGCCTGTGAGCGTTGCGGCCCCGGTGCCGCCAGTCGCAACCGTGCGGACGTTTGTCGCGGTCGCCGCGATGTCAGAGGCTGCGACCTTGCGGCTGAAGCTGCTCTGAACAGTTTCAAAAAGCTCAGTTCCTGCAAGCGGCGTCGTCGCTGCTGAAAGGTCCGTGATCTTTACGTTGGCCATTATGCAAGTCCATATAGAATGTTGAGGTAGACAGAGTATGCGTTTGCCGCAGCTTCCTGCGCGTCCGTCTGGGCGTCCTGAGAGTCGGGCCTTGGGTTCTTCAACGGCACAGGATCGGGCTTGAGGAGCAGGCGCCGATAATATGGCTGAGGGACATCGTCGCAAGAAGCGCAAACGTAAAGGCTAAGGCCAACAGGTGTCGAGCCTCCGCGATAGTCCTTCTTCTGGCGCAGCTGCGTGTGCTGAACCATGAAGCCGCAACCGTCGCAGATCGCAAGACCGTGCGGCGACTTGGCGTTGAACTCAGGTTGCGTTCTATGCTTGCGACCTTTGCCGTATGCGTACTGCATCAGTACCCCCACTGGTCAATGGTAATACGTAGCGGAACCTTTTCGCGGTCTTCAGCGGCCGCGCGGGTGTAAGCGCCATCAGCGAGACCCTGAAGGAACTCAAGCCGGTCAGGCGCGAACTTCACTGACAGCTTAGCAGCAAGACCTGCTGCGATGGCTTCCATCCAACGGTTCGGAGCATCCATGCTGTCGGTGAACGCGCCGGCATCCTCTTGGATTTTCATGCGGTGATAGAACAGAGTTACGCCAGCGTCCTGCGGCGCCTGCCAGATGTACAGGCGGGGCGTAATGGTGCGCTGGAAGTAATACTGGAACGGGCGCTGGCCGAGCTGCGCCTTGTTCGGGATAGCATCGTATTCCGCCCGGCTGATCGGCGACATCATCAGGTCAGTCGCCAGAGCGCCAGACATGGTGCGCGTGTACACCTGCAGGATCGAAACCGTGCGCGGCTCCAGATCGTAATACAGGACGCCCGGAAGCAGCGTAATCGACTGGAGGTCGACAGCCCACAGGTTCGGGCCGTTGTTCGCCCAGTCCGAGAACATGTAATTGATCGAGCGGCGCGCGCTGTCGATATCGTTGGAAGAAAGCGTGGCAGGGTTCCGGCCGACGCGCTCATACGCCTCCGTGATGATGTCGATCTGTTCGGTATCACCGAACGTATATGAATTAGATGTTGTCATCTGAACCTCGCCGCCTGCATGTTCGCTACGAGGGAAGGATACTTGCTTCCAGCCTTGCGGGCAATGGCCTTGGCCTTTTGCTTCTGATCCGGGGACAGAGGTTTGGGAGCGCCTAGACCCTTAGGACGCGGCTTCTCCCAAATCTCTTTCTTTCCACGCATTACTCAGCGGCAGCCGGGGCTTCTTCAACCACAGGCTCTTCCACGACGACTGCGGGAGCTTCAACCTTGGCAGCCTTAGCAGCCTTGGCGGGCTTTGCGGCCTTGAAGCCGAGCAGTTCCTGAAGGGCGTCTTCGGTCAGCTCTTCCCACTCACCAGCGGAGAGGGTGACTTCCTGACGTTCGTCTTGTGCGTTCTGATATGCGCGAGTGATCATGATGGTTTCCTATCAGTTGTAGTATTTGGTCATCTCAAGGATGATTGAGTACGTGTCGCCAAGCGTCTGGTCAGCGGTACTGAATGCAATGTTACCAGTTTTGCCGGCGCCAGCGCTATTGCGAATTCCGCCAAAGGACGAGAAGTCGAACGTGTACTGATTGTTCTGGGCGGTGCCAAAGAAGAATGCATCTGTGGTTGCATCCCAGTACATCCGGACTTCCATGCCATGACAGGCGGAATGGATCTTCTGCACGCTGACGGCAGTACAGGCCTGACCGAGTGCATTGGGGGCAAGGTTGGCGATAACCACCTTGTTCACCAAGGCTTCGCCAGTGCCGTCCGAGATGTTCGTGAACAGCATGACAGCGGTCGTCTGATTGTCGACCAGCGTCTGTGTGGAAACTGTATCAACCATTATTTCATTCCTTTAAGGGTCATGGCGAAACGAGCGCGCTGGCCCAGCTTGCCGGGCTTCTTGGTGGCAGCCTCAAGCTTGCCAGCCGGGATGGGCTTGCCGGGCTTTGCGCCGAGCGCTTTGCGAAGTGCGCCGGGCTTCTTGATGGCCTCAGCAATGAAATTCTTTTTTCCGCGCATGTCAGCAGTTCCACGCTCTCAGTGATTTGTTGATCCGGCTATTCGGATCGCTGGCGGTCTTAGCAGATGTGAGCTTCTTTTTCATGCCGGTCATTCTCTTACAGAATGACTTACGGCGAGCTGCATCTTTATCTGTTTTTGGATTCGGCGCAGGAGCCTTCAGTCCCGGCTTGTCCGGATTGGCTTTGTTGTAGGACGCGCGACCCTTGGCGTTCAACCCGCCTTTAGGGTCTTTGCCCTCCTTCCTCTGCCAAGCATCAGTTGTTCGCTTAAGCATCATTAGCCCTCACTACCGATCTGCACATAGCCAAAAAATCAGACTGCGTCATGTTATTTTTAGCCACGTTAGCGGCTCGAGATACCAACTGCACGTTACCTACTTCATATCCTATGTCTGAATTTATTCGATCTATACTGCAGTTGGTTTGGACTATTCCGCGACCAAGCTCCATTGTCATATCCCATCCAGTCAAAGCGCATTTGCCACCTTGCATCATCCACAAAAGCTCAAGGGCATCTAGGCTAATAACCTCCTCCCCCTTCTTTCTTTGGATTGCTTTGCCGCGAAGGTACGAAAGAAATGATCGAACGGATTGAGTTCTCCGAATTGAGGAAAATGTCATGCCATTGGGAGCAATGGATTTTCGATAGTTTTCCGTATTCCACTTCTTGGAGCACGCTTTACACCAAGAGGAGGCTCTCTTTACTCCTGAGCCTTTTCGCTCAAAGTTATAAAATTCGTTTATATGAAGATCAATCCGGCAACGAGAGCAAGTTTTGACACGCTCACCAGAAACTAAATCTAATTCAGCCTTCTTAGCGCGCATTCCCGTCTCCATGTAACTGGGGCGACCCGAAAGCCGCCCCAATCAATTAGGCCTGAGCCACGCCGTAGAGGCCGGTCTGAGTGTCATCGTCAGCAACGAAGACCCAAAGCGTCAGCCGCTTAGAGGCGTCGGCAGCGTCAGCAGGAGCAAAAGTCCCGCGAACGTCGCCAGTGGTTGTCGTGGCAGGATCGGTCGTCACAGCCGCCACAAACGTGCCGGTCGTAACAAACGCGCCATTCCAAGCGGTCTGCACATAGTTACGGCTGTTTGCGCGGATTGGAAGGCCGAAGACGTCACCAGTACCAACAAAGAAGTCAGTGGCTGCAGCAGATGCTGCAACGCGCGTGATCGTCTTGAACGCCTTCTTACCAGCAACGGCGGTTGTGCCATTCAGGGTGATCGCTTCCGACATCGGGATGCCGTAAACGTCAGTTCCATAAATGGTCAAAACAGCCGTAGCCACACCGGCAGCGTCGATGATGACGTTGCGCGGCACATCAAGCGTAACAGTTCCACCTGAAGCCAGAGAGCCATTCAGAGTGGCATTGCCAGCAGCCGCCAGTGTCTGCTGTGCGCAGATACCGTTTGTCACCAACGCAATCGGAACCACGTCGTAAACATTGATCGGCGACATGAAGACGCCGGGCTGATTAGCTGTACCGTTGTTGGCAAAGTTCCTACCTGCCCGGACACCATCAGAGAAATGAGTCATGAGTTTTCTCCATAGTTAGGGGGTGACGGATGCCACCCCCTGAGTCCGATTACGAAGCGCCCTGCGAACCCCAGCCTGCGCGGAAGTTCGAGACACCGAAGGAATAACGCTCGATGGCTTTCGCCTTGAGGTTGTCGGTGTCGAAGTCCGTGTAGACATCGGTTTCGAGAGCTTCACGCTCGTAGTACTTGAAGCCGTTCGGAGCGTCGGTCTGAAGGAACCAAGAGTTGGTGTCCGTCAGGAACATATTAACGCGATGACCCTGCGGAACCGCTGAGTTATTGTAAATTGCGTTAATATCATTGTTCGCCGTGTCGACGCGGAACTGCGACTGGAGCAGGCGGGTCGCCGTCCACTGCAGTTCGGCCGGAACGATGAGCTTCGTCGGCTTCGTCATGATGCGGAGGCCCGCAGCATCACGGAAGCGCTGAACGCCAACGATGGCATCCTGAAGCGACGTTTCGTTCAAGTCGGCCTGCACCGTGAAGGTGTTGGCAACCACGCCGTTGTCGATGGGGTGCTGAGTCGAATACAGGGGCTGACCGTCACCAATCGGGAAGTTGGCCGAGAAGCCGTTGTTCAGCACCGAGGCGCCAAGCACTTCCTTGGTCTGCTCCATCGACTGACGAAGAGCCTTCGCCTGAAGAGGGAACGAGGACTGGTAAAGGTTGTCCTTGATCGCCTGACGGGTGATGATGAAACCAATGCTGGTGTAACGGTTCACGTAGTTCGTTACATAGCGCTGGCCCATTTCGCCGTAAGCGGTCGAGGCGCCTTCTGCCTTGATCTGAGCCAAGCCGAGGAGCTTGACTTCGACTTCGATTTCAACGGCCTTATCGGACGTGTGCTTCTCGAAGATTTCCGACCACTGACCCGGATACATGGGGTAGTCGCCGAAAACAGCGGCCAAGCCCGGACGGAGCAGGTCGCGGATTGCGGTTGTGTTAATAGCCATTTCTCAAATCTCCTTGCTGAGCCGATCAGATGCCGGTCGTGCCGCCACGATAGAAGTGGTTGTTGATCGTCACGAGCCAGTTAGCATAGGCGCCAACAGCGTTACCCGGGGTCGGGTCGAGCTGGAGGATCTTGCAGTTCAGCGTGTTCGTATCGGCTTCCGTTGCGTTGTTGATCGAAACGGCGGACGAGCCCGTCGAAGTCGAACCAGCGGTGTACAGGAAGTTGATGTTCAGGCCACGATCAGCAAGAGCAAGCGGGGTGCCCGCAGTGCCAGTGCCGCTGGTTTCCTGAACCGAGAACACTGTGTTCGGGTCATCAATCACAAGCGCTTCAACGGTCGAGCCGGTGAGAACGCCCGGGTTGCCCGGCCAGTAGTTCATGAACTTCACGACGCCCGTGCTGTCGGTGTACTTCACACCCCAGAAAACGCCAACGCAGGTTGCGCCAGCAACGCCGACACCGAGAGTGCCGTCAGCGAGGGTTGTGACAGGATCGCCACGGAAAAGTGCAGTCGCATAGGTGCTTGCGATCTGGTAAGGATTTGTCGCGCCGGTCCATGCCGAGCCGTCAAGCTTCTTGACGGGCTGAAAGCCGTTGGGCGCATTCGTGCCGTAGGACATAGGATTTCTCCATAATGCGGTTGAAGGTCTCTGCCGATACGTAACGGCAATCGGTCGCTTTAGTGGATACGTGACCACCATCGGGGGTTTGGTGGGTACGTGACCACCATCGAGTATTCATAAAAATACCCCCGTTTCCGGACCTTGTCAACAGAAACGAGGGGTAGGTTGGTCCACAGTCCGGAGCTTGAGCAACTGTGGCCGGTCTTTTAATCCTTAAACGCCGTTACCCGCTCAACAGATACGCCGCTATCCCGGTCCTCGAAGCGAGGAAGGTTGGGGTCGCTCTGGCCAGTCCATGCCACATCCTGCAGCATTTCAATGTTTTCCAGATCGCGATCCTGACGATATGCTTCAACGTCCCGCGTCGGGCGTTCGCAGAGCATCAAGCCGCCGCGACGGATGACTGTGACTTCGTAGCCCTCATGACCCGGAAGGGGCGGAGGAACCATTTCTGGGTGCCGATTTGCTGGAACTGGAGCCCAGCCGCGAACCATGCGGTCGGTCATGTTGTCAGGATCAGGCTCATTGAGCGTCGACTCGCGAACCCATGCATACGTCATATCCGGCGGAATTTTCTGCTGGGGAACGAAGAGCTTCGACTGATAGTGCGTCTCAGGCTGAGCGCGCTGCCCAGAACTGCGATTGTTGGCCGTCCGACTTTCGGCCATGCGTGATGTGCGTGCCATGTGATTACTTCCTATTCTGCTTGAGGATGAAGGTGGCGTGATATTTTTCCGCCTCAGAATGCGTCATGCGCTGACCATTCTGCTTCTTGTACGCGCCACTGTCCGCCATATTGTGTGCCATCCTGCGCTGATCTGGCGTCAAACGTATCGTGCGAGAATTGGTTTGCTGCTGCCCCGGAGCCCCACTGCGGGCAACTGGGGCGACTGTGTTGTCCCTGCTCATTTTAGGGGTTCCCTTTTTTGGCGTAGCCGCCTCTTCAAATGCCTCTGGAAATTCTTCGCGAATGTACTTGTCAATGTTCGAGAAGTAGCTTTTGCCGCCAATTTCCTCAGCGCGTCCCTCAGCCTTTAGGCGCCGTTCAAGCTTGCGCGCATAGGTCGTTGCCTCTTCGTGCATCTCGCGGTCAAAGTCTGGCGACTGTGGCTGGAACCAAGTGTTGCCTGCGATCCAGTCCCGCGTGCGGGGCTCTAACGCTGGCTGCTGAGCCTCAGGCTGCGCGGCCGGCTGGGGCTGGCTTGCTGGCTGGCTTTCGGCTTCCTTGCGCCATTCTGACACACCCATCAGATCATTGCGGACCTGCATCAACTCCGTCTGGAGATCGATCTGCTTTTCTGTGTCCCCCAATGACATAGCCTCAGAGAGGTCGGCGCGGATGGTCTTTTCCTTATTGCGCAGACCCGTCTCATAATGGGACATCATTGCAATGTCGGATTGACGCCGAAGTTCCGCTTCCTGCTGCGCGCGCGCTTCGTATTCCGCTGCCCGGCGTTCAGCCTCTTGGGCCCGGCGCGCAAGCTCCTGAATGCGGTTTTCGTCACGGCGCTTGGGCTTCGGCTCTTCTTCGACCTCTTCCTCTTCCTCAGGCTCGTCAGTCTCATCGACTTCGACTTCGACTTCATCGTCGTCCTCAGCCTCAGAGGGGTCGTCAAAGTCGGCAAGGTTCTCGCCGACATCGTCCTCAGTGATTTCAATCTCTACGTCTTCGGTCGGGCCATCATCTGTGATGGGCAGATCATAATCTTCGGCTTCTTCACTCACAAGATTTCTCCTTAGTACTTATCAGCCGCATTGCCGGCCATGACGTCTTCTGGTCCCGGGATTACTGCCATGACGCGGTCGTCAGGCAGGAGCGCCATCGCCACGCCACGGAATGAAACCATTGTGGATTCGTAACGCGGGATCATGATCCAGTCGCCGACCTTGCACCAAGGGCCGCTGCGTTCGAACTTCTCACCCTGATAGGCTTCAGGTCCAACGCCGCACACCAGCGCTGCAACGGAGGAATACTTGTCCTCTGCGCGCACCGTGTCAGGCAGATAGAGGGTCACCTCAGTGCCGTCGTCCTGCGTGATCGTCTTCAGCTCTTCAGGGCGAATGTAGATTTTCACCGCGACAAGATATCCGGCCGGGCGCATTTCGAATGGCTTGCCGGTCATCTCAATAAAGTGTTCATGAATGAGCTTTTGTGCCAGCTCCTCCTCATGAGGTTCGATGTTGCTCAATGGTACTCCGGTCATCAGTATATTTCCTTTTGGATTGGCCTATCTGGCTGTTTGTCGCTTTCGGAACTGTACATGTCCTTATAAGCGTTATTGATGGCCTCAATCGCATACGTGTATGCGCGCGCCATCGCGTTCCCCTCAACGGTTTGGAAAGCGATTTCCTCTGACGTTGAAGCTGGAATTGAGCGGTCACCCATAGTGGCTGGCCGAAATGTTGTGTTGATTACGCGATTTACCGCGTTGTCCCGCGCCTGATTGATATCATCAAGTGCGCGGCGACGTAGTTCGTCTGCTGACATTCACAAGCTCCTGAAGTTATTAAGGCGACGTGGGATTATTTCCCTACGCCGCCCGGTATTACATGCCCTTTTTTGGTTTGACCGCTTGAAGCATGTCCCCTGATGGAGACATCATGCCCTTGCGCACCTTGCCGGCGCCGCCGCGAGCTTTTTTGACGGGCTTGCCAATGCCAACCGCAAGGCCGTTCTTCGCGTTGCCGCCATGCTTCATGCCGCCCATCTCAGTCGCCAGCTTGCGGGCGGTGTCAGACGACGTCTGCACCTTCCCGCCAGCCACCTTCTTGATCATGTCGCCATAGGCTTTGACGTCGCAGCCGGATTTTTTGGCAGCGCCGCCGCTGGCTTTAGCCTTTAATTTTATCGGAACCCTTACCGTTGCGCCAACGCCAGAGCCGAAAGAGCGGCCCGGGTTGGAGTAATCGCGCACAGAGTTTCCTACACGACCAACGCTTACCGACGAGCCCTCGCGCGCGCTTGGGTCGCCGCGCGAGATAATTCCAAAAGGATCGGTTCCATAGTTACGCCCAGCCATATCAGCAGCCTTTCATTTGCCCTTGCGGGTCTTGCCAGCGCCGCCGACAGCGCGCTTCACGGGCGAGCCCATGCGTGGTGCAACAGTTTTTTCTGCCCGCTTTATACCGTGCTGTTCCCGGCCAGTGAGGCCGGAGTAATAACCTTGAGATGGCGCGCTCGATAGACCCTTGCCCGTGGCACGTGGGGCGTTGCCACCGCCACCCATAGCCTTCTTGACGGGTTTCGTCATTGCGCTGCCGCCCTTCTTCATGCCGGGCGTCGCCTCAGCTCTTATGATCTCCGAAAGACGACGCTGCTCGGCGGCCTTGTCCTCGACCATTGGAGCCGGCTTCTGTGCCTGTATTGGCATTTGCTCCCGCTTTGGCCCGGTTAGAATTTTAATTGGTCCTTTCATTGGACCAGCCTGAACAGAAGGATTAACCTGCTGTTGCAGCTGCTTCTTTGCTGCCAACCTTGCCTGCTGCATCGCCCTAAGTTCGTCTGCCGCAGCCCGCCGCGCTGACGGCGGCTTCACAGCGACAGGCATCGCCCCGCCAGCAGCCTTCTTCATAACCTTGCCGCCCTTCTTATAGGCGGGAGCCATTGGATTAGGATTGTCGACCATCTTCTGCATTGGCTTCGGGCCAGCGCCGTATTCGCCATATGCAGGCGCGGCCTGCTGATAGCCCGTCTGCTGCACGGAGGATGGCATCGTGTCATACTGCTCCATGACACCGCCAATGGCCTTCTTTTTGATCTTGCCGCCATCCTTGCGCCTTTGAGGATAAAGCACAATTTCCTGTTTGCTCTTTGCGTTTGCAACGGGTGCGCCGCGATCAGACCTTGCGGACATGCCGCCAGAAGCTTTCTTTGCGATCTTGCCACCATCCTTATACCGGCCAGCATCGGCGCGCGCCTCAAGGCGCTGGGCTTCAATGCCGCCACCTTCGGCGCGTTTGGTAGCAGCCTTCGGGCCAACGCCGGGAACGGACATCGGTGCGCGGTTCTGCTCATCGAGAAAGCGCATGACCAGTGGATCGCGCATCGCAGCATCGCCGCGTTCCTTGATCATCGCCTGTGCGCGGGCCTTTTCGGCTGCCGTGAGGGCGCCGCCGGCCTGCTTTTTTACAACGCCGCCAACCTTATAGGTCGGGATCGGGCGGGCATTGGCGCGCTTCTGGAGAGCAACGGCCGCATTCTTCGCGGGGGCTGGCTCCTTGGTGTTTTCAAAAAACGTCTTGCCGAAGATTGCGCGGGCCTTATCCCGCATGTTGCTTCCGTTCATTACATGCCTCCAAAGCTGCGCTGCGCCTCTGCAGC